CAGACGTCTCAACTCAATGTTCAGGTATTCTAAAATTGCCTCTAATTCCTGTAATTGATTAAAACGCTGTTCAACTAACCCTGGCATTTCTGCAGAAGCCTTTTCGATATTCCCGTATACACGGCACTCTTTTTTGGCTTCGAGTAGTTCGGTTTCGTAATAATCAATAGCATTAGGAATTTGTGAAATATCCTTAGCAATTTTTGAATACCATCCCATTAATCGTAATCCTCATCATCGTAGACATCTTCGTCAATGTCCTCTTCTAGGTAATACCCAATAGCCTTGTCTAAATGATTACAAGTGCCTAAAGCATCTCTAAAAGATTCGTCTGACGTACCATAATCGGCACAGACGTCTACGTATTTTTCAGCAATAGTTTCAATATGCTTCTTGTCTACATATTCTTTAAACGTTTGCCAAATGTCTACTACTTGTGAACCTGATTCCATAGAATTTGTCTCCTATAAATTATCTACGGTATTTATAATCGTCATACTATTTTATTCAGTTACAGTTTCTTCGGTTTCAGTTTCGACTGTAGTGTCTACAGGTGCGTCTTCATCTGAAAACTCGTTCATTATTTGATCTAATAATGGACCACCTGCTTCCCATGCCTTACGATACTCTTTGATTTCTTCACCGCTCTTAGTTACATACTTCAAACGATTTCCGTCTTTCGATAGCATACCTTTTTTCTCAAAAAGATCAACAAGACCGCTGTATGGATTCATACCAGTTTCATAAGGAATCTTAACTTGCACACCTTCAAACGGTTTTGCATATCTTGTTTTCATTACCTTACAACCTGCACGAATACCACGTACATCAGTTACTTTGTTACCATCTTCATCTTCTTTTAGTTTTAGTTTTTTCATTGCTACAACAATTGAAGATGCATAGATAAATCCTTGACCACCTGAAATCTTATCATCTGGATCAAACATATCTTGAGATGCGTAAGTATGATTAGTTGCTACTAGGCCCACGTTGTGTGAACCAAACATATTAACACAGTTACGTACAAGTGCTGTAAGTGCCTTAGGTTTTCTACCCATGTCACCTTTCATATCACCCTTACTAAACTGATCAACGTCTGTGGGTGTTAATAACATACCCAATGAGTCAATAACAAATAATACTTTAGGACGTTCTTCTTCGTCCATTGCTTTGTAATCTGCCATAAATGTTGATACTGTTTTTGCAACATCATCAATCATTGACATATTAAGTTTTAGTAGTTTATCTTCTGAAGTGTCTACATCAAGTGCGTGTAACCATGCTTCATCAAGTGCGTTCTCTGAGTCAATTAGAACTACAAAGATGCCTTGTTCTTGTGCGGCTTTAACAATGTTACCTGCACAAATATATGATTTACCTGCTCCTGACTCGCCTGCAAATACAGTTACCTTACCAAGTGGAACACCTTTATGGAAGTCACCACTTACAAGATAATTGAGTGCATAATTACCTGTACTAATCCAATCAGTTGGATCGTTGAATCCCGCACTCATGCCTGTAATAGATTTAGTCAAGTTTTTACGAAACTTGGAAACGTCAAATGCTTTATTAGCCATAGTTTCTCCTATTCATTCTTTATAGGGGTTGCCCTAAGACAACCCCTATTGTTATTACTTGCCTTGACGATTGCGGATCATTGCTAGAATGTCTTCCGCTTTGTTGTCACCACCTGTAGGCGCCGCTTCAGCCGCTGGTGCTGGAGTCGCTTCAGGAGCCGGAGCAGTTTCTGCTACTGGAGCAGGTGCCGCTTCTGGTGCTGGAGTAGGTGCCGCCTTAGGTGCCTGTGCTACGTTAGGATCACCTGTACGTGCCGCCATTCCTGCTGGACGGAAGTATTGTCCCCAACGGTCCATGTCAAATGCTTCACCATCGACTGATGCTTCAAACATTTCTTTCATCACTTTAAGTTCTACCTCACCTGGCTTCTTGGGTAAGAAGTCTCTAAGGTTAAACAATCCGTGTGTCTGAACTGCTTTCATTTCTGCATCATCTAATGGACGCTCTCTACGTGCCCATTGTGATGTTGAGTAGTCAGCATAACCACCTTTTGATGTCTTGTTAAGACGGAAGTCAACACCAGCAGTATAATCTGTTGGTAGTTCTTCCATGTCTGGATCAAGCAATGCTGATTTGATCAATTGGAAAATTTGTGGGCCAATAATAAATCTACGAATTGGATTTTCCGGAGTTTTATCTTCTGCTAAAGGATTGTCAGTTACAAAGCCTTGGAAAATGTACGAACGCTTCTTCCAATATTTGCGACCCATGTCTTCTAGTGAAGGATCTTTAAACCAACCGCGTACTTCGCTTAAGATCGGGCAAGTTTC